AAAAAGAAGTTTTAGATCATTCGAAAAAAGCAAGCGCCGAACTTGACAAAGAAGAAAGAAATATAAACGAGTATTATGCACAAGTTGGCGCAATGAATGAGGCTGAAAAGTTTTATAACGTAATAATCAGGTCATTTATTGAGGATTAAAAATCAATCCCTACCGGCGGGGTTCACCGGAAGAAAGGATTTTTTAATGGATGCAAATACAACTAGAATACACGACCAACTTGATACAATACAAAATAGGTACGATCCTGAAAACGACCTTGCAAGTCCGCGCGTTAGTTGGACAGAATACGAATTATCTCTTATGGTTCGCAGCCTGGCGTTGATTGTTGTCAAACTTGAGGGAAGAATTGAAACACTGGAGAATGGGGGTAATTTTGAACGCTGACATAGTTGGCGGTTTTGAAATATTAGGCACCTATCGCTGTAAGAATCGGTTATTAAAAACGAATATCCGGCTGACAACAGTTCAATTCAATGTTACGTGTAAATTCAAAAAAGGGTATTTTCTTACATGCGACACACACGGCGATCACAAAGATGACAATATAAATCACACAGACGCGTTATTCTACATGCGCAAACCGTGGATATGGTGTGACGAATGCGCGGCGCTACACTTCAATCAGGAAGGTTATGTAGACGAAAAAGAGACATGCCCAGATTGTAGTGGTTGTGGCCAAGTTGCTGGAGCGTATTTTCAAGAGGACGGCATGACAACTTGCGATAGATGCAACGGAAAGGGATTGATATGACAACTGTAAATGTAATTATTGCAATTGATGATGAAAAGGTAAAAGAGTGTGTTGTTATTCCTGGAGACGAAAACAATCTTGAATGGGGTGTCCGTCAGGCGCTAAAGAATATTTATGGGGCGCAAAATGTTTGTCATTCGTCGTGTGAAATTGGACATATTCCAGACAGTATTTCAAGATATATTATTGAAAATTACCCGCGCGCCGTTCCGCAAAGAAATCAATGGATACCCTACACGTCAAATATGTCGGCTCCTGCAAACGGAAAGAGAGTACTCGCGAAACTATCGAATGACTGGGTATGTATTGTAACGTACGTTCTTATTCCTGGCGGGCATAAGTGGCTAAGTGATAACCAAGGACAAGAAATAATAAGTGTTGTTGCGTGGAAGGAACTAGAATGACAAACGACCCGCAATCCGAAATAAATAGACTTCGACTTGAATTGAAAGTGCTCCGTTTCAAAGAATCACAGGAACAGCGGTTTATCTGGTGGATCTGGAATGTGTACGCAAGGAACGTTGACGATCTATGTCATGCGATCATGGGTGCCACGACCTACGACACAGAGGGTGAAGCCAAAGAGGGAAAGTATGGACTGCCTATCAAGTGTTTTGAGTTGATGCGAAAAGTTGAAGAAAACACAATGCACATTGTCGATGGTACTTATTTGGATATCGAAGTGAGTACGGAAAATAAGACGGTGCCTGAAAACAAGCCGGCATATAACGAAAACGCTAACAGTCTTTTGAGAAGCGCCTGGATGATAGCAAACCGGAATGGCGAACAAACAAACTGGGAAGCATTCAAGAACGCGGTTTATAAAGAGCTTGTTGAAGAACACAATGTGAAAACCTCACCAGATAATAACATAAAGTCCGCCGCCTCAATTTTAGGCAGTATCAAAACAGAAAAGAAAGCTCGTTCGTCTGCGGAGAACGGGAAGAAAGGCGGAAGGCCTAAGAAAGCGAATTAACGCAGATTTTACAGAAAATTTACATACATTTGAACTATAACCGTGTACTATAAACATGGAGATAACGAGATGAAAAGAAAATTTGAAGTTGAATTTTTTGTGACCGCAACAATCATTTTGGATGAAGCTGTTATCAATGTCGTAGACGATGAATGGCGAAGTCAGTTGTATAATCTAAATACGCCGGAAGAAATCGCGCAGCACATTGCTTATAACATGCTTGCAAATGGCGTTCACCTGAAAAGCCTTGACGGTTGGGGCGACCAACCAAATGAAAACGCAGAAATTGAAATGTGGCCTAATTGGGAAAATGAAGATTGCAAAGAAATCATTGAAGAGCCTAAATAATGCGCTACCTATCCATTGATATTACCTTACTCATAATAGCTATTGTGTTTGTATTGTCGTGTGTATTCAATTTTATTAGGAGTTGTAAACGTGGAAATCACCGAGGCGTTGGCAATAGAGTTGACAAAGAATTGCCTGATAAACGGACAGGATGAAAAGCCGATTGGTTGGGTTGCATTGGAGCAAGGCGGCGTTAGTGTCATGTTATCAGACAAGCGGATTAAAGTATTCAACCGTGTCGAAGTAGAACACGCTAGATTGATGCTGAAAAGCAGAGGAGAGAAGAAATCTTGAAAACGTGGTATAATAGAACTGCTTAGGGAAACGAGGTTTTTTATTTGCCAATAAAGTACCGCTATCTACTCAAAACCCGTTCCCTAAGCAAGAGTCGGCAAATGTAGATGGCGGTATTTTATAAAAGGACACAATGGTTACGTTTGAATACCTAATACAAAAATGCACTATTGATAATAACGATTGTTGGAACTGGAACGGGACAAAAAACACTAAAAAATATGGGCAACTAATGATTAATAGAAAAAGACATATGGCGCATAGAATTTCTTGGTCATTAAAAAACGGTGAAATTCCAACGGGTATGGTTATTTGTCATAAATGCGACAATACTTCTTGTATAAATCCAGATCACTTATTTCTTGGTACACAAAAAGATAATATACAAGACGCTTCTAGAAAAGGAAGAATGCACAAATCAACAAATTTATATTGTAAAAACGGACACCTATACAACGAAAAAAACACATATTACTGTCATGATAATAAACATAAAAGGTGTAGGGTTTGTGCTAAAGAGAGTCGAATTAAATATAAAAATAAACAAGCACTACTAAAGGAGACGAAATGAAAATAAAAATAAAAATTACAGGCGTTTATGCAGATAGTTCGTGGTATGTACAAAAAGAGAAATTTATTGACAAAGAATTTGAGTGCGTTGGCGTTGAACCGACCGTTATGAAAGGATATTTTCTTTGTACTGTAATTGATAACAACGGCGACAAAATTGATATTTGGTGTAAATACATCGAACTACCCGAACAACTGAAGCCATGTTGGAAGTGTGGCAGACCTGCGATTAGGGTTGGTAATAAAGGGTATGTTGAGAACCAAGAGGATAGTGTAATGGGTGGTTTTGTAACGTGCGTAGCCCCATGTATGCCTTGTTTAGAATACTACACCGTCGACGAATGGCAGAATCATCCGAGACCAGAACCATCCGCTATGAGTGAGTTGGCATCTAATCAAGTTACAAAGGCAACAATGGAAGCGGCGTACGATTATCTGAAAGTTATTAAGGATTCATCTATGAGTGAGTTAGGAAATTTACCTAATTATTCATCAAGCCACATGGTTGACGCTGTAAGATATGCGACGCTAATGGCTAATAAATTAGGAGTTGATACGTCAAATTATTGGTATTGTGATTATGCATTTGACTCTAAAAAACGAGGCGATAAATTTAATCAACCAGCACCCCAAAAACTTACTTGGATTCAAAAGATACGCGGATATGATGACCTGCAAGCGCGTTGCAATTCAGCAGAAGCCATGCGAGATCACTACAAGGAATCACTCGACTCATGGGAATCAGTTGCGATCTCAAAAGCGCGAGAGTTAGAACTTATGGAAAAGGTTGCCGACAATTGGCAACAGAGATTGATATGTGTTCAAAAGGATTATGCAGATGTCACGGAAATGATCGGACGCCGGTTGAAATTCTCAGTTGGCCATAATCACGTTGAAATAATTATTGGTAATCCAGTGACGGCGTGTTGGTTTACGGAGTTTGACAAAGGCGATGATTGCTATGTAGATCGATTTTTAGACGTGTCTATCTGTCATAAAAACGATCAATTTGATTGGAAGCGCGGAGTAGTTGAGTCTCTTGAAAACATGATTAGTAACTGGCTTGGATCGACTTATGGAGATAAACAAGACTATTACAACGCTTTATTCACCGCATATCCAGAAATTGGAATTCAACCAGTTGTAAAGCCTGTCAAGAAAACAAAAAAGGCAAAGAAATGAATCTAATCGAGTGTAAATCTCTTGCAGATGTACCGCTAAACGAACCATTAGAACCATATCCAGAAGCGTGTGGATGGACACTTGAAAAGGCGGTAACTGAGTATAAGCGTAGACACAATCAAGAGCCAACGAATGTGTACCATATTTTCAACGAGTATAGATTTAGTTTGCCGGATAGTTGCGAGAGGATGAAGAAATGAGTGATAAACAGTATACAAAATTCAACTTAAATGAATACGTAAAAGTGAAACTAAATAGTTACGGAATTCAGCTTCTCAGGAACCAACACAATGAATTAAAACAACGCATTCCATTTCTTGGAGAATTTAGGCCGCCAACAGTAGACGAAAACGGATTCGCGGAATATCAACTTCATGATTTTATGGGTTGTTTGGGGCAATATGTTGGAATAGGTAAACGATTACCATTTGAGACTGAGATATTATTTGAATCCGCCCTCCAATCTCAGCTTGACGAGGCGCGGGAAGAAATAACCGCCAGTCGTAATTTTATTGAGGACATTCTTGGTCATGCAACAAAATCACAATTAAGAGCGATTCAACCTTTTCATGTTAAATATCGTAACGCCTTGAATGGGGGGAAGAGAAAATGAGTGAAAAACAGTTATGTCCAAAATGCGCGAGTCTGACTGCCCCATCACCTTACACACCGCCTTGATAGCTAAACTAGAAAAGAGGGAAGGATAATGGAATATTTATTGATATTTATTTTGGCGTTAGTTGTAATATATTTTATTCTAAGAATCGCAGGCGTGATATGACTGACATAAACACAACGATTGCTGTTCACTGTGGATGGATACTCAATCCGAGTTCAATAAGTTCAGAGTATGAACCGTCTGTAAAATGGTACAACCCAAAAACTGGCGAGAAATTATATACTCATGAACCAGACTATCTCAATGACGCGCGGTTGTACATGGCGCTGTTTGAGGAGATGTGGAATCCAGGATTACGAAAACACGGATTGCAATGGTATTGCTGCCCTAATATGAACGCATCATCGGCTCTAAATCATATCGCTGTTTATTCAGACACCATCGGCACCGCTATCTGTTTAGCCTACTGCAAGTTACATGGATTGGAGTGAGGGATGAATGATAATGAAATAGAAGTCCCATTTTTAGGAGGAAAGTTTTATCATGTTTTGCGCTTAGATAAAAACAACCTTGCACCAAATTATAAGGTTCCAATATTAATACCGCTGCGGCATACAGACGTAAATTTAATTCATCCTGAAAAAGCATATTACATTGAAGTTTATAAACTAATGAAAAACAGCAACGGTGATTATGCTTATATGTTTGACCATGAGGAAGGTTAGATGATATCCAACGAAGTAGACAAGCTGCCCGTTTCTTTTTACGTCACGGGTGATCCAGTGCCTAAACAGAGTTTTCGCCTGGTAGAAAAGCGATCCGGTAAAACTCACGGCTATGCTGACCAAAGAGTAACGGCGTGGCAAAATGCTATCGGATATGAGGCGATCCAATACTTCCATGAATTACTCACTGGAAAGCTCAAAGTAAAATTGAGATTTTACCTATCGAATAACCGTGTTGTAGACCTGGATAATCTAACGAAATGTGTGCTGGATGGATTAAAAGGCATCGCCTTCAAAGATGATAACCAGGTATTTCAAATGGAATTATCAAAATCGGTTGATAAAGATAATCCAGGTGTATACATCGAGATTGACCGCCTATTTATGGAGTGAGGAAAAATGACCTACTCAAAACTTGAAACTGTTTTCTTTTCTGCGTTCATATTAGTAATGTTAGTTTGGTGTATTGTAAAATGACACTCAACGAGATAATAATTACGGTTATCATATTTGTGATTATTGTATTAACGGGATTGTTTGCTATTGGATTATGCAAAGACGCTGATAGCGATTGTACTTACTCCGATCCTGATAAGAGGATAGGATTAGACGGTGACGAACCGGAATGGAAGGATGAATGATAAAAGAAATGACAAGAGACTGGAATTATGCGAGGATAACTCAGATCCGCAAACTCAAAAAGACGGTATCGATCAAAGAGTTAAATCGCAGGTTTGGTCAATCGCTGGTAGACCGTGCGTTGAACACTAAAGTTATAATTTACTGAGGAGCCGCCTATGAAGTGATATACCATATTTATGGTATAATAAATAAAACGCATTGGTGAAGCGATGCAAAAAATAAGGCAATGCAGTTGCTTGTTAATAGGGCTTCACACCTGTTAGCAAGCAACTTTTATAAGAGGATACTATGAAAGAAATAATTTTGACCACTGGACAAATTGCAATAGTGGATGATGATGACTTTAATTGGTTATCTAGATATTCTTGGAGAATTGTTAAAGGTAGAAATAATTATTATGCGCAAACTTCGTTTTGGGATAAAAATAAAAAACAAAATAAAAATTATTCCATGCACCGCCTTATTATGAACAATCCAGATGGACTACAAGTAGACCACATAAACCACAATGGATTAGATAATCGAAAAGAAAACCTAAGAATATGTACAGCGTCTCAGAATAGTATGAATACACATAAAACAAAAGAAAATAAATATGGATATAAAGGAGTTTGTTTTATTGGCGGAAAACAAAATAGAACTAAACCATACGCTGCACAACTTAGATACGGTAAAAAGCGTTATTATCTTGGTCAATTCGCAACGCCAGAAGAAGCGGCGCGCGCTTATGACCAAAAAGCAAAAGAGATGTTTGGAGGATATGCTTGTTTGAATTTTTAATGTTGTTGGTGCTATAATATTAGTAACGCTACAATTCAAATAGGAGGATTATGGACAGTTATTTACGCAAAATTTTATCGGTGATTGTTGATTGGTTCGTGAAATATGGTGGTGGTAAGACTATACTGTTTTTCGATGACTCAGAATGTAAATCGCTAACAGATAGTCAGTCAGTTAAAGTAACTATTGAGTTTGAAAAGGAGATTGAATAAATGATTTTGAAATCACGTAAATTTTGGCTAATGATGGTAGATGTTGTCGTGTCTTTGGTGACTTATTTTGTTGGTAAGTACGTTGCCCCTGGAGCGAGTGCGGATATTCTTTGGGTGGTCGGACTCATGCAGCCGGTAATCATTTCGTTGATCGTTGGCATCGCAGTTGAGGACGCCGCTGAAAAACGTAACCCGGCATACTTCGATGATTTGTCTGGATCTGTTTCAGGCACAGACGAATAGTTGTAATAAGAAAGGATAGCATGAAAGAAATCAAAGTTTTCAAGGATGGCGATTCATGGGTTTTTGCATTACCTGATTTTCAAAATATGCAAGTATCGCCATGTGAAATTGCATACCCTAACTCACAGCAAAACAAACAGATGGATTTGATCTATCGCAACTTGGAATTGGATCAAGAAATATGCAACGCAAAGGCTGCTATTGATCGACTTCATCAACAGGCCAGAATGCAAAAGTAACTTGTAATTCTTTAGGGAGCGTGATAAACTAAATTAACTCAACGTCTAAGACTTCATTCTTTCTCCCCTGGCAGAATCCCCGTGACTTATTACCGGGGGTTCGTGCTATATTAAATCCGCGTAAAAATGTGTAATAACCTATTGACGTTATCCAATCAATAGGTTATTATATATACACAACAAACGAGGAGAGAAAACAAAATGACAAACACAAGCGAAATGACCAACGAAGAACTAAAACAGGCTTATGAAACAATAAAAACGAATAAAAAATTTGACACAGAGTCATGGGATCAATTATTTGTAATCGAAAAAGAAATGTATGCAAGAAAATTATTATTCGTTGCTGTTTATTCAGAGGACTAAAAAAATAATCCGGGGCGCGGCGAGATACGTGCAGAAAAGATAAAAAGATGAATGAAAAAACAAACAAATTACAGTCTTTTTTATTGGAAGTGATTAGAACTGGAAAAGAAGTAAAACAAGAAGCAATATCCCAGGAGCCTTTTTCTGATGAAATTGGAATGAACATGATGGACGCTTTTTCAATGGCTATTGAAGATGCAGAAGGCTATATTCAAGAAATAAAAACATCTTCGAATAACAGCACAATAGATTTATATTATGACGACGAACACGAGAAATATATAAACTCAAACAGTAATATTGATGATGCCATGTATGGATGGCAACAAGATATAACCACTTTGGAGCAAGAAAGCGATAGGCTTCGAAGCGCGCTTGAAAAAATTCAAGATCTACAATTAAACGTTATGACAAGTGACCAACGATGGGGATGCGCTTTTTCTTACGCACGGGAGGCGTTGAAATGATTGTATTTGTTGAAATGAAAATAAAAACAAGTGATTATGGCGAGATTGAATTTAGGCGCGAAGTGGAAAAGCTGATAAAAGATATTGATAAAGATTCTGAATTATTATCTTTTAGTATGTCAGATCAAAAATTATCAACTCAATCCGCCGCCTCAATCTTAGGCAGTATCAAAACAGACAAGAAAGCGCGTTCATCCGCTGAAAACGGCAAGAAAGGCGGAAGGCCTAAGAAAGTAGTATAATCAATACAGGCTTATGTACCATGTGTAGAAGTAGCTCCTACCTCGTCTAATCGGCGAGGTTTGCATTTATGGTACAATCAGATTATGACCCGCCAAGCCTCTATCGAAAGACATGCTCAAATGTGGCGGGTGTTTTTATGCTATAATAAACACAGTGAATAGAGATTGTGAGGATAGGATGAATTACAAATTTTATCACATTGATAAAATGCCTGACTGTTATATTTGCAAAGAACAAATGGATTATTGGGTTCCTGGTCTTGCAAGTGATAAACATTGTCATGCGTCTTGTTTGGGTAAGAAGTTGGCCGATGAAGCAATTGAACATTTGAAACAAGCGTTAGATGTAGTTTGTCTGACATAATTGGAGTGGTATGAGTGAACCGATAAAAGCCGTCGAGGTTATCTTTGAAATTGTCGAAGTAAAAACCATGGTTGATAACTCAACAAAAGTTGTAATGAACATACCAGAACAATGCAAAAAACAAGCTACTGAGATATTCAAACATGCCAGGGAAATGGCAAAAGCGGTTATTCAATTTTCGGACGAATAGTGTACTAAAAAGGAACAAAAATATACCGATATGACCGATTTACGTACTGAATTAAACCAATTAACTGATTTACGACTTGATTACGTTATGGCAAGATCAAGGGTGAATAGTGACGCTCAAGGTATTAGAGAGTCGGGTGTAAATAAAACAACCTTTTACTCATGGGGCGAGGAAGAACGGAATAGGTTAAACGACATAGCGCAAAAGTTGAAAAGAGACACGGCGCTAAAAGCTTTAACTATTATCCAAAACGCAGCCGAAGAGGCAGCTAAGGTCAAGGTTGCTGGACTAAAAGAGCGTGACCCGAGAGTTAGACAGGCTGCCGCAACAGAGATACTTGATAGGGGCGTGGGTAAGGCGGCAGACAAACTAGACGTAACCAGTCAAGGCGAAAAAATCACCGTTACTCTAAAGAGTGAGTGATGGAAGTTGAAATCCATTTAGAAGTATTCAACGACATATACCTGAAATATTTACAGGACATAACCCCTTTACAGATTTATTTTGGGGGTTCTTCGTCTGGAAAGTCAGTGTTCCTTGCACAGCGGTGCGTATTCGATTTATTGCAGGGTGGTAGAAATTACCTAGTTGCAAGGGAAGTGGCAAGGTCGGTTAGGGGGTCGGTTGCACAAGAGATCAATAAAGTAATTACAGCTTGGGGGCTTCAATCGTTATTCAAGATTAATAAAACAGACGGGACTATTACGGCATCTAACGGGTATCAATGTGTGTTCACGGGGCTCGACGACGTAGAAAAATTGAAGAGCATAACACCCGCTAAAGGTGTTTTTACTGACTTATGGATAGAAGAGGCAACAGAAGCAGACGAGGACAGTGTAGGGCTTCTACTAAAACGTCAAAGGGGCGGTAGTGACGAAATACAGAAAAGGGTAACGTTATCATTTAATCCTATATTGCAGACGCACTGGATTTATACAACTTATTTTGCGTCTCTAAACTGGGCGGATGACCAACAAGTCTACCAGGATGAAAACATACTCATTCTGAAAACAACGTATAAAGACAATAGCTTCTTGACCAAACAGGATATTTATAGATTAGAGAATGAAAAGGACGAATACCTTTATAACGTTTATTCTTTGGGAAAGTGGGGCGTCCTGGGTGATGTAATATTCAGGAACGTACACATAGTTGATCTAAACGATGAAACAAGCGAGTATTACTTACCAGAAGCACAAAGGACTAATAGACGTTACGGATTAGACTTCGGCTTTTCATCCGACCCGGCTGCTCTCGTGTGTATTCACCTGGATAAAATGCGGAAGCGGATTTACATATTTGATGAATTCTACGAGAGGGGATTGACTAACCAAAACTTAGGGCAAGAACTAAAAAAGATATTATGCTCACAATACATTGGTAAAGACAAAGACAGTAAAGACGTTTATATAAACAAAAAAGACTATCTTGAAAATAAAAGTAAGTTTGATGCTGAATACTTCAATATAATGCCATTTGGATTTAATAATAACTATGTCACGTGCGACTCTTCCGAACCTAAGTCTATTCAAGAGTTACAGACTGAAAGTATATCAGCGAGGGGGGCTAAAAAAGGAAAGGATTCCGTTAATTTTGGTGTACAATGGTTACAGGGTTATGAAATTATAATTAGCTCTAATTGTATCAATGCAAAAAGAGAGTTTACCACCTACCATTGGAAGAAAAACAAAGACGGTGACTCAATGCGTATTCCAGTAGACAAAGATAATCATCTTATTGACGCGACGCGCTATGCTTTAGAGGATGATATGGAAGATTCTTGGTTAATTAGCTAGGGAGTAAACATGGATATTAAATTGCAAGAGATTAAAGGCGATAAAAGTCTCAAAGGCATAAATCTTGAATACTGGGGTGGACTAGATGGATTTCTTGCTGCCACATCTGACGGCGCGGGCGGGTCAACGTCTGCACAAATGTTAAAGAGGGTTGTTCCTTGGTTGGCTAAAGCTACGACCATGACCGCTAACGCTGTTAGTGATTTGCCTTTTGATATACTTGACGAAAACCAAAAAGTAATAGATTCGTCTACTGACTGGAAAAACAAAATAGGTGGGCTTCCTAATCCAGGAACTTTATTCTATTTGTTGGCTTCTTCTTTGTGTTTGGGTAAGGCGTACGCTGCCGTAAAACGAACAAAAAAGATTCTGGTAGATATTCAATATTTCGCGCCGCACACCATTACACCGTTTATTAACGCTAACGGATTACAGCACTTCGATAGGGCAACCGATACAGGCAAGGCTGAAAAATACTTCCCCTATGACAAGGAAACAGATCCAATATTACTATATTTCTGGTTGCCTGATTCTGATATAGAATTAGGTCCTGCAAAGAGTTATCCTGCCGGAACTGCTTTATTGTCGTGTAAACTTTTATTTAGTTTAGACGGATCGTTACAAACAAACGCAGACAGGGGGTTTATCCCACCCACGATTCTAAGCGCAAAGGGAATGCCAAGTGAACCGGAACGTCAAAAAACAGAATCTTGGTTCAATCGATTCTTGAAAGGATTCACAAAAGAACCTGCCAAAATAATTAACGCTGAAGCTATGTCTATCAATAAACTTGGTGGCGGGATGGATGAACTAAAGGGGATTTATGGCGAGATCAACAAACAGGCTATTGAAAACATAGGCACAGCGTTCGGGATTCCGGCTGCTTTATTCATGTCTGATATGGCGTTTGCTTCTGAGGTGAATCCGTTAATCAAGGTGTGGTACACGACCTCACAATTTAAGTTAATCTATCAAACGATTGAAACAACTTTCACAGAACAGTTACTAAATAGTTTTGGGCTTCATATGAGATTCAAACCCGAGACGTTAGACGCTTTTAAGGATGACCAACTAAATAATGCGCAGGCGTTCGGGGCATATTGTGACCAAGGTATTAAACCATCTATATCCGCTGTAATGGCTGGGTTGAAATTGCCAGACGGTATAAAACCTGAGGACTTAGACCCGGAAGAAAAAGAACCCGTTCAACCTGTTATTCAACAAGTTATTGAGAAGCCAGTAGAAAAAACTGAAAAAGAAGAGCCTAAATCATTAACAACTAAGCAGATCAAAGAACTTGCATTATGGAATCAGATTGCAACTAGGTGCTTCAAAAAAAATAAAGGAAAAGCGATTGATTTTGAGTGTAAGGATTTATCAAACGAAATGGCATCCGAAATCAGGACGAAGTTACAACAAGCTAAAAGCCTTAGTGACATATCGAAGTCTTTTGAGTTTGGTGAGACACAACACTCAGAGTACGAAGGACTAAAAGAATTAGCGGACGCTATCAATAATGCTGTCAAATAAAGTATTGTTTGATTTGTGCGATAAAATACCTGCTTTGTGGCGGATGGTTAACGTCAAGACTTTAGAGATGTTTGACCGTCAGCTATGGTCATACTCTTTGGAATTCTTTAGGGGTGAAATATCAGACGGTGAATTTGAACAGCTATTTATAGACGCTATCGAGAATCAACTTACAAGAGCCTGGAATGAGGGCGCGGATGAAGTGGGTGTATCTATTGAGGATATGACAGAGGATGACTTAGGAATCTTACAAGGACTCATAACGGACGAAATAGGCTATCTAACAGGTCTAGGTGTGGATATAATCGATGCTAAAGAATCAACCGTCGGAATGACTGAGAATGAGGCCTTAGATGCGTTTAGAACATCGTTTAGATCACGCATTGATGTTTGGGCTTCTAAGTATGGTGAAATGGTAAACAGGGCTAAGATCCATTTTGGTGGTAAGACTCGTTTAGTGTGGCGTTTGGGGGCTACTGAGGAACACTGTACAACGTGCATCGCGTTGAATGGCATCGTAGCCTACGCTTATGAGTGGGATCAATCAGGAATAACGCCGGGTGAATCGGGATCGGAAGTGTTAGAATGCCATGGTTTTCATTGTGATTGTTCACTGAGTGAGACAGACGAACGCCGCTCGCCTAATGCTTTTCAAAGACTGTTGGATATTGCAACCTCTGGTAATGTATAATGCCTAACCCATTGATCGGCATAGATATTCAAGGAATACCAACTATTCAGAATAGACTGAGTAAGTTGCCTAAAGAAGCGCGTGATGCCGGGGTAGAAGCTGCCAACGAGTACATAGTAAATGTCATGAAAGTAGAACCACCCGAGCCTACTAGACCTTTTGTGTGGTCAAGCGATAAACAGCGTAGATATGTAATGGCTAAAATATCAGAGGGTGGATACACCGGAAGGACTCAACAACTCAGGAATGGATGGAGGCCGGTTGGAAAGGGAGACAATCAAATTGTGGTTAACGAAGTACCGCATGCTGAATTTGTGCAAGGCGATAGCCAGATTATTGGACACAAGTCTAATAACTGGAAAACGATTAGTGACAATTTACGCGACAAAGGCAAAGAGATCCTAAAGAAGTTTGAAGGTGGCGTAAAGAGCGCGCTAAAGAAGTTGAAACTAAACTGATGTATAATCAAGTTATTCAAGGAGAGAGAAATGTCAAGACAAAAGGGAAGTAAAAACAAGGTTACACAGTTTATTGAGGATGTCTTTACTCCAAAAAAAGAAATTGAAAATACCGTTGAGATTGAAACAGAGTTCGGTAAAATCGGAGTGACAAAAGAGACCACGGGTAAAAGCAACGTGTCTCACATATTGAATACAATACTGGATGAATCATCAAACGCGAAATATTCTATTCTTGATTACAAAGATATTAACTTGTTGGCAACAATGGTAATCAAGTCGATCAACAATGGTCATAGATGTTTAGGCGGCATCTGTATTCACGACATCCGCAACCAGGTAACGAACGAATACGAACCGCATTATTATCAGGCTATGGAAAAGGTTGACAAATAAATAAAAACTTGTGTTATACTATTTATAACTAAATAGAGCGAGTTCGTTGTAACTCGCTTTAGTCCCGATGCTTTGTCATGGACTCGTTTCATCCGAAAGGTTGAGGCGGGTCTTTTGTCGTTAAGAGGTGCTTATGGATAATGAAAAAGTTGGAAATCGAAATAACAGGACTGACCAACAGAGATTGCAAAATATACATGATTTTGCCGTTGAAAACGGAGCAAAGTGTTCAGATGGTAAGGCTCTCTCAATGGAAATGACTGTAAGAGAAATACATAATCAAATTTATAAACTTATTAATCCAAACCCTACAATGGGTGATTCTAATAAATGGATTGAAGAAATATTTGATGACTATGTAATCGTTCATGAGGGCGAAAAATATTATAAGTATCCGTGGTCTTGGGTAAATGGAAAAATTGCACTAGGGCAACCAGTAGAGGCTAAGAAAGACTGGGAAGCTGTTGAAAAATCTTTATATTTTGGCAATCACTTGAAATCAATTTCAAAAACAGACGATGAATTAACGGTTGGTAACTACATCGTTCTTTTTGGTGGTCGTGATTTAACCGGGGTTGCTTACGGTAAAAATAAAGACGGCTCAAGTGGTGAGTTTTTCTCTGAAAAGACAATCTTTGAAAGTGACTATACAAAGTCTGGATTACTTTACGTTGATTTTGAACACGGTAGAGACCCTGATAATGTTGGAATTGGTAAGGATGATATTTTAGGTAAGGTTAATTGGTCTACCGCTAAAGCCGATGCGCGGGGTGTATTTGTACAGCGCATTTTGAACCGTAGAAATAAATTTGTAAAGTGGTTAGAACCTTTGATTGAAGAAGGTTTAATTGGAAATTCTAGCGAGTGTATTGCTGAAAAAATGGAAAAGGCTAACAATGGCGAAATTACAAATTGGCCTCTACGCCGTGACACTTTGACGGTAACTCCAATGGAACCGCGTATGCTTTCAGCTAATGCGTTATCCGCTATCAAGGCGTTATCAGATGAATTTCCAGAATTTAAATCGTTGCTAACATCCGATCAGGCGGCGTTGCCGATTGAGGATGATACAAACAAAACTAAACAAGGAGTAATCAAAATGTCAGATCAAACAGTAGATATTGCAAAAGAAGTTGCCGCCGCCGTTAAATCTATTCGGGACGCGGAACTTGCAGAGTTGGCTACTAAAGCCGCACAGCAAAAAGCAATTGATGAAGCTAAAGCTGAAGGGGCAAAAGAAGCCGTTGAAGAGCTTAAGAAAAAAGGTGCTCTGAAAGCCAGTGAGTATCACACGACCGATAAAACCAATGACTCAGATGATGGTATCAGTGGTTTTAAGGCATGGATGCAGACCGGACAAGTCAACAAAGATCTTATCGAACCGACCGGCAACTGGACTAAGACTTCCGGCGTGACCAACCTCACAACTTCCGCTGAAGGTGGGTACTTAGTTCCTGACCCCCTGTTAGACCGGATTATTGCTAAACGCGATCTTGCGTCTTGGGTACGTCAAGCGCCTTGCCAGATTTTCCAGACCGAAGCCGACCATATCCTCATTCCAAAAGAGGATACTCGTTATACCGACTATGTAAGCACCGATGAATCAGCCGCTTATGACAACGATACGACTGGTAACGCTGGACAGACTAATCTTGCTTTAACAAAGTACACAAAAGTGGTTAAGGTGTCTGAAGAGTTCTTGTCTGCTAAAAATAGCAACTGGGAAACTTGGATGGCTGGCGTTCTTGGTCGTACTGAAGCCGGTACTGAAAACGCTCTTGCAACCGCCGTGATCGTAGCCGGCGCGACTGCCGGTACTGTTTTTGCTACAACCGCTGTTATTACCGCCGCTGAACTTGCCCGTTGTATTGGCGAGCTTTCCAACGGTTATGCAGTTGAAAGCGAAGCAGGCTTCCTTATGAAAAACGGTGTGAAATGGTACTGCAAGGGTATTTCTGGAAACAACTTTAGCTTTATGAATACCCCTGCCGGTGGTGACTTCTTTGGTTATAAAGCGTATGTCAGTGATGATATGGCTGAAAATACCACCGGTTTGACCCCTGTTATTTTCGGTAACTTCTCCTACTTTGGAGTTGTCGAAACCCCTGGTGTTATGATCCAACGTAATCCTTACTTGTACATGGCTAATGGTCAAGTTGGTATCTTTGCCAGCATCCGACGTGGGTATGCCGTTTTACAGGCCGAAGCGATCCGCAAGTACAATAGCGTTTCCTAGTCTCAATTAGTCTGGAGGGCGTAAAACCCCTCCAGATAGGAGTATAAACATGGCACATAATAAAAAGTTTTCAGAATATAAAACAGCTAAAAACGCCGTAATTCCAGTAACCACAAACGGAGCGCTTACGGGTGTCAAAATAAACGCTACTGGAGCTGATAGAGTTGCTTTCATTTTCTCGTTTGGCATCCCTTTAGCTGACGCCGCCGTATCGTCTGGTTTGGGTATCTGGCAAGCAGCTACTTCAGGAGCGACTTACGAGCGCGCGGGAGCCTCATTTGGTGCGTTGACTTCTGGAGCAATAAACGGAGTTACGGCCGTTCTTGACGTGAATGTCGATAAATCAAAACCATGGCTGCTTGTATCTGGTCAAATGGACTCAAGTAATTGCCCTCTCTCTGTTGTCGCTGTTCTTGATAATTACGAGAACCGCCCTCCGACATCGTTATCATTGTCGGTTACTGCCAATGACTAAAGTAACGCTATGGGTTCCAGCGGCGGAGAGCCCCCGCTGGCCCTGCGTTGAAAGCTGGCTCAATATGAAAGCTCCTGACGGATGCAATATGAAATTCGTCAGGAGCGGCGCAAACAACGTAAAGTATTCATGGAATAAAGTAGTAAAAGACTTCCTTGAATCAGACAGTGATTATCTTTTTAGTTGTCACAATGACGTTGTGTTTTTACCTGATACATTACCACGGCTAATGTCTTGGAATAAGCCAATAGTATCTGCTCTTGTATTTCACCGGCAAAGTCCTCAACTTCCGCATATATGGCGGGGTGATGTGCCAGGTCAAAGACCTTACGGTCAAAAGATACTAGAGACAAGACAATGGTTCGTTGAACACCTAAAAGACATACAACCCGGGCCACACATTATCGAACCTCAAACAGAGGATGCTTTAGTAGAAGTGGATTTCACCTCAACGTCATGTGTAGTAATTCATCGGTCTGTATTTGAGAAAATGCGCGAAGAGGTTAAGGATTTGTGGTTCGTTTGGGATGATGATTACGGTGGCGGCGGTGAGGATCGGAATTTCTTTGAACATGCCAGGATCGCAGGATTTCCTGTTTATGTTGATAGGTCTGTAATCGCAGGACACATAATCGGTGACGTTCCTACTGGATCAATGGACTTTATGATGTGGACACAATCCGCAACATTTAAAGGATTAGGCGAAGATGACAATCAATAATGGATATTGTACTTCTGCTGAGTTCTTTGCTTATACATCACCAAAGACAAGTACCGGTGCAGTAACAACGGCACAGGTCACCGTGGTAGAAAACATCATTGAGTCTGCCAGTAGACTAATTGACAACCAGACAAGAAAAACGTTCTACGCAAGAGCAGCCACTAATAAGTATGACGTGCCCTATGGAAATCAACTAGACATAGAGGATGACTGGCTTTTATCTGTTGGAAAAATAACCAACGGTGACGGTGTAGAAGTTACTTCAGGTGATTATCTTTTGAAACCTGCAAACGCAACGCCTAAATACGCGGTCAAGTTAAAAGAAGCCAGCACGGTTCAATGGGAGTTTGATGTTTCCGGAAATAGCGAACAAGTATTATCTATTTCTGGTTCCTGGGGCTATACGTCATCTGCTCCTATGGATATTAAAGAGGCTTGTCTTGAAATTGCAAGCGCCTGGTATAAGAGGCGGTTTGGTGAAAATATGTCAAGTGAAACGGTGGTAGAACCTTCAGGAATTGTCATAACACCTAAAGATATTCCGGTATCAGCAAGATCTATTTTAAATAAGTATGCGAGCCTAATATGACGTTTTCTTCAACATCCGTTGCAACTGGAATTGCAGCACTCTCTATTTCTGGAGTGACAATATATGATTTAACGGGAATTCCAGAAGCAGGAGACACACTAAGCGATGCTATTTTATTCCCTTCCCCGGATGGATGGATAACGGGCGGTAATGCCGACCCATCGGACGGCCCCGCTACGTTTGGCACTGCTTCTACAAGGTTGTGGATATTTTCAAGGACTTATAAGTATATCTATTTGCATTGTGCCGTGGGAGCAGGAACATTATCAGACATTTATAGCGGTATGAGTACAAAAGCAGACGCTATCCAAAAAGCATTTACTACGCTTGATCTAACGGACTTGGATGTAGAAAACGTTTCGATTGGTGAGTTTGGTGCAATACAAGATCCGTCTGGAAATTACTTTCACGGATTTACAGTAAGTGTCACAATGCGGGAAAGGTTAAATAATGAGTAAATTTTCCGGTAAAAATGCGATTATCTTAATCAACGGGTATAACCTGAGTACCTATGCTTCTGCGTTTGACGTAAAAGAGGACGCTGGAAAAATACCGGTGCAAGGGTTTACGGATGAATGTGAGAATTATATTCCAGGCATGAAGTCTGCATCGATCAACGCTACTTTGTTTTGGGATAGCACCGCAAACACAGTACATACCGCCTTGGCATCACGCCCTAATGGACACGTGACTATCTTGCCTGAAGGTTATGCATTAGGAAATAGAACGCTATCAATGCCGACTATGCAAGGAAACTACTCGCCTAACGGTACTCCAAAAGGTGCAATCGGAGTTGGTAATCTTGTATTTGAGTCATACGGTGACAACAAAGCAATCGAGCACGGGTACGCGCTTGCGCACGCTAGCGTGACGGCCGCGACCACCACTGGAGTGGGTTATCAAGTAAACGCAGCACCCGTAACTGCTTTATGCTCTGGAACTTTACACGTATGGACTCCCACGGCGTCTGAAACAACCGTATTTAAAATTCAGCATTGTACTACTTTGGGCGGGGTTTATGCCGACCTGGTTACGTTTACAATCGACGGTTCTGCAAGAGCTTCGGAGAGGGTCACGGTTGCATCCGGGACTATAAATCAATTTATTAGGGTATTGGCTACAAAATCGGCAGCCGTACAAACACTAGGTTTTTCAATTCACTTTTGGCAATCAGTTTAAGGAGTAAATCATGGCAAAGTTTTCAGCTAAGGACGCGGTAATTACCATTGATAATGCGGCAGGTTCACCTCAGACAGTCTCAACCGATATTGTATCGTATGAGATTCAAGAGGATGCCGGAGCGGTTGCAGTAACTGGTTTTGGTGACGGTTCAGAAAATAAGATTCCAGGTATGCCGATTGTAGGACTAACCTTTGAGTTCTTATATGACACCGCTACGACTTCAGGTGCTACTACAATTCTAAGAGGTATTCTGAATTCGACTAGCTCAAAGACCGTAACGATCAAACCAGAACCAGCGGGTCAGACCCTAACAGGTGAATACATGCTAGACGGTATTAACACCAACGCCACCCCAGGCAGCGAAATTAAGCACGGTTCTTGTCACTTCTCAGTAATGGGATCAACAAAACCGACTTGGGGATAATTCAGAGGTAACGGGCATGGTTTGGGTTACTCTCCAATTCAGACTATGCCCGTACTCACTAGGAGAGATATGAGTAAAATTTTGACATCACCCGTAAAGAAATGGTCAGGAACTATTGTTATTCCGGACTTCTTGACAATCGAGCAAGCTATGAAGTGGGAAGAGTCTATTGAAGGTGCTAGGAATTTATTGCCAGATGTTGATTTTGAATATGTAGATGGTCATATCGATGTATCAAAATTGAAACCTGAACACCTGGAATATTTCAACGTTTCACACAGCTTGAAATATCATAACGAGTTAGTACCTGGAATAAAGGCATGTGTGATTGAATGGCATTTGGAAAACTTTGATCCTGAAAACTTCCCGGCGACTCCGAGACAATCAAGGATAGATTTAATTAACTGGATTGTGTCAGAAATTACGAAGCTATATAAGGACGCAGAAGAAATCCCAAACGCGTAATTGCCGACGCCTATAATTGGGCGCGCGGCAAGGGAAATCTACCAAAAGAATTACGTGCGTTGAGTTGCATAGATAGGTTTGGTTCACAGTCTGTTTACGGGCGCGTGTTGTCTGCAAAAGAAATGAGACAAATGATAACCGCTGAAAACGTAGTAAAAGCATATAGAGCGCAAACCATAAGCGGTAACACGTGGATTGAATTTGTAGTAAACAATCCGAACGCGCCTAAACTATTAGACTTTGCAGAAGAGTTGGTAAAAAATGGCTAATACAGTTGATATAATTGTTCACGCTTCAGATGCCGCAAGTGGTATTTTGCGCGGAATATCCTCTCAGTTTGGTTCTATGGGTGGACTGGTTGATCAATTAACTGCAAAAAATATTAACTGGGGAAACGTTGCCAATTCTGCCACTACGATGGTAATTGACGGTGCTAAACAAGTCATTAAATATATTCAAGATTCGATAAAAATGTACGATGAATATACCACTTCCATTGTGGATCAGGCGCGTGTTTTAGGATTAGACACAGAAGAAACAAGTAAACTTGTACAGGCTTCCGATGATTTATTTATTTCACAAGAAAAATTAAGCACGGCAATTCTAGCCGCTACAAGACAGGGAATTGATGTTTCAATAAGTGGTTTACAGAAATTATCTGAAAAATATTTAGCATTAAATCCGGGTGTTGAAAGATCACAGTTCTTATTGCAAACATTTGGTCGTTCTGGCGCAGATATGGGTAAACTAATGGAGCAAGGCGCTGAAGGCATTAGAAATAGTATGAATGCCGTTGAGGACTGGATGATTGTAACTAAAGACACAGTAGAAACGGTTACGGCCTATAAACAATCTTTAGATG